GTGCCTAGGATAAAGAAAATTAAAGATATTCAAGTATATATCCAAGATTTTATTGATTATTGTGGAATTAAAGGATTATCTAAAAAGACAATTATGAGTTATTACCAAACTTTAACTTTATTCGCAAGATATTTAGAAGAAGAAAAAGATATTGGTGATATATCAAAAGTGGACAAAGAGGTTGTGGAAGACTACTTAGAGTTTACAAAGGAAAGAGGAAAATACTCTTACATAGCAAATGTAGAGAGTTTAAATTTGAATTACCAACAGAAAAGAAAAGATTTAGGTGAAGAACTAAGTGATGCGACTTTAAATAATTATTTGAGAAATATAAAGGTGTTTTTTAATTGGCTAGAAGAGAATTTAATTATTAGGAATAATACGGTTTCTAAAGTTAAATTTATAAAGTTAAAAAGAAAAGCTAAAGACCAAATATCTGATATAGAGTGGAAGAGATTAGTTAAGTCTATGGATTTAACTAAGTTTAACGAGTATAGAGACTATATAATTACAAATTTGATATTAGATACTGGCATGAGATTAACAGAAACTCTCAATTTAACAATTAACGATATAGATATAGTTAGGAGAAGCATATTAATACCTGCTGAAATAAACAAAGGGAAAAAAGATAGAGTTGTATTTTTTAGTATGACTATGTCTAAGATGCTATCAAGATGGATTAAATATAAGGATTTAATACAAGAAAATGATTTATTATTTCCAACTCAAAGAACTAATAGAGCATTAACAGCGTCAAATTTTGAGCGTAATTTTAGAATTTATAAAGCAAGAGCCCAAATAGATAAAAATATAACCCCCCATGCACTTCGTAATAACTTTGCAAGGCGGTTTCTGATAGCAAGTAAAGATATTTATACATTAAGTAAGATATTAGGACACAGTTCTGTTACTGTAACTGAAAAGGCGTATTTAGATTTAGCCAATGAAGATTTAAGAAGGTCTTACCAAAATTATAGCCCTTTAGAGAACATGAAAAAATAAACAAAAAAATAGTAGGTACGCCAATACCTACATTACAATTAAATATTGTTTTATAAATCTTTGTATATCCCACTAGGAGATACCATCTTAAACCGTAATTTAATGGTATCAAAAAAATATGGATTTTGCAAGGTTTTATTAACTATACTCTAAAATAGTGTAGTTTAGTTGTTAGGCACTAGAGCAACTATAAATAATTCTAGTAGATAGCCTAGTCGATGCATAAATTGAGGTCGGAATTAATACATAATTATTAGTTACGTTAAGTCCAATGCCTAAAGGACTTTAAATATTAAGGTGGAGGAATATACATTGTGCTACCTTACTAATGCTATGGGTGTATAGATAGTAGAAACAATTAGTAAGGCTATTGATGGGGTTCGATATACAGTAAACCAACGATAGTAAATAAGTCGATATTCTCGGCTTTACTATATCCAAAATTCTCAACCAGTTCCCAACGATTCTAACGCTTCGCTACTAGATTGCAAGTGTTTTATATAAATAATTTGGAGGTAAGATTATGCTAGATAGGATTTATAACTTAGTAAGCAAATTCTACTACAAAAAGATAAAAAGAAAGAAATGCTATAAGAAGAGATGCACAAAAGAAGAATATTACAATTACTATCTAAAGGCTAGGGATTAAGTTCTCTAGCCTTACTTTTTATATTTTTAGGACTAATAAGATATGCATTTAAATACAACTCTTGTTAATATTAAACAGATTTATCTATGGCCAATAAAGTTTTTACGGAGATTTAAATACAACTCTTGTTAATTTAAACACCTACAGCTCCACTTCTGCTAATCCCTGCTGTGCAAATTTAAATACAACCTTTGTTAATATTAAACAAGAAAGTTTGAATTTATGGGAAAAAGAATCACAATTTAAATACAACCTTTGTTAATATTAAACCTTTACTTGTCAAAAAGATGAGTATATGTCACAGCAATTTAAATACAACCTTTGTTAATATTAAACGTTGAAAAAGTCGAAGGGAAAGTTTTATCCACTAAATTTAAATACAACCTTTGGTAATATTAAACAATATTTGGTACTACTCAAGAAAGGGTTAATATGAGATTTAAATACAACCTTTGTTAATATTAAACCATTGTAAATAAGCTATTTGTATTTAAACTTATATTCATTCAAAGAGTTGTATCGGTGTAGAACTCTGACTTAAAGCCACTCCCCTACACAACCTTTACCAAGTGATTTAACACCTGAAGCATTATCGAGATATTCTTCTATAAACTTGCTAATATTCTTAGTTTTATGTTATAGATACTCGATTTAGGTTGGTAAATCAACCTTTATTGTAAGCTAGAATTAACTAGCCGGTTTATTTTCACTATGTAATATTTCGGTTTCTTCTATAATCTTATCTATATCAGGAATAGCAATATTTCTACTTGCATTTACGTCAGCATTTACATCTGTATCTTTACCATGCCCGCATACTTTGCACTCAAACCTAGCTTGATGATTCTTACAATCTCTATTATCTTCATGTATACAACCACAATTATTACATCTTTTACTTGTATACTTAGGATTAACTTTCTTAATTTCTATTCCTTGCTCTTTAGCTTTATATTCTATCTTTTGTTGTAAATCATAATAAGACCAATCTTTAAGCATTTTATTATGTACTTCACTTGTTGCACCACTTAAATCTTCCATTTGTATAATTCCGCATCTATTCTTAACTGCAAATTCAACTATATATTTACTAATCTTATGATTATAAGTATCAGCAAAATTAGCAATCCTATTTCTAACTTTGTCAACTGGTTTCATTTTAGTTTTATAACCATGTCCACATCTTCCTTTGCCTGCTGTCTTACTTGCTATGCTTATATCTCTACGTAAATTATAATACTTTTGTCTAAATGCTATTAATTCTTTTCCTCTTATTACATTTGTTTTCCAACTAAAATAATCATATTCATCTTTGATAGAATCATATACACTCATTGTTGCCACATTAGTTATACCTAAGTCAATTCCCAAGATTCTATTATTATCTAATACTGGAATTTCCTCTTTATCAAAACTATAGGATATAATTAGTTCAATTTTACCTTTCTTAGATATACTAATTTGTGCTGAACCTTGCTTATATTCTCCATTTATTATTTTATTAATTGTAGCCTTTTTATTACCATCTAGCTTATCTATTTGAAATTCAAATCTTCCTACATTCAGTTCTTTTTGTTTACCCTTATTAAGTAATCCTATATCTATAAAATATCCATTATGGTTTCTTAGCTTATATGCTACATTATGAACAATTACTTTAGAATCAAGTTTATACGTTGGCAACGAAACTTTACCTTTAAATAATCCATCTTTTTTACATTTGTTATATTTATTAATAATATCTTGCCTAGCTTGTGCTACATTATTAGATAAAGCACCTTCTATTATTTCATTCATTCTATTTTCAATCCATGCACCTTTAGATTTGCCTAATAATTCTTTATCTACTATTTTAGTATCATAAAGATTCTTTAAATTCATACTGTTTGTATCCCACAAATATAAGTAATTGGTTGCCATATTATAAGCCTTACTATACTTATATTGAAAATCCTTTATTATTTGTTTAACTTTTCTATAATCATAATTTAAACATTTTATTAATGTTACTTTTATACATTTATTAAAATTCATAATTCTCATTCCTTTTTAATACTAATATATTTCTATTTTTATTAATATTAAAAAAAATATACATTGAAAAAAGAACTAGGGTTAATCTAGTTCTTTTTCTATCCATTTAATTTCATATCCAATTATTTCTGCAATCTCTAAAACTTCATCATATCTAAGAGTCTCATTATTAATTTTCTTACTCAAATTTTGAACTGTTTGTTGTTTTTCGTGTCTTCTATTTAATTCCTCTACGATTTTGGTAACAGTCCATCCTTTCTTCACTATGTAAGATTTTATATCTTCTTTTAGTCCCATAAATATCACCTCATATTTATTATATCATATTAAGTTGAAGAAACAACTGAAAAATTTAAAAAAGCACTTGACAGTTTAAAAAGAAGGGGGTATTATTAAACTATAAAGTTGAAAAATAAGCTTGTAAGTTTAAAAATAGGAGGATGATTATTATGAAAAAAGAATTAAAGTTTAATAATGTTATGGATGTTTTAGAAGGTTACGTAGAAAGTGCAGAAAATGAATTCTGCAAATTCCTTACATTTATGGGGGATGTAGAAGCGTTTAATGGCAATATAGTTAATGTTAAAAAATATGGATTTGATGTAGGGATTAATATGACGATAGAGGATTTCTGCGAAAGCATAAAAAACTTAATTTTTTGTAATGCTGAATTTATAGATGTAAATGAAACGACATTAAAGGTTACATTTACGGATAATCATTATATTTATTCTAAATATCTTAAAATATTTGAAGATGTAGATTTTGGAGATTTAGAGGATGAACAATAACAGCACAATCAATGACAGTATAATCAATAATTCTGTTATAAATAAAAATGCAATGTAAAGAAATGTAACTTGCAGAGTTAACAGCATATAATGAACGTTATATATCACTAACAGCTATTTTAAAAGGTTTGTGAAAGTCAGATTGTGTCTAAATATCTTTTTTGACATTGTATTTGAAAGTGATATACAATTAAATTGCAAAAAGGTTGAAGGTAAATTTGACATTGTAAAAAAAAATAAATAATATTAGATTCAGAGGGAAATATTGGTGAGATTATAGATTAATTAGTAAGTAATATTGATACAAAACTATAACATAAAAATATCTTATATACAAAAAGCCCATGTTCTCATTTTATTATAAAAAAGTAAAATTTTCAAGTATAGATTGATAAGTAGCCCCTAAGGGGGCTAGGTATGAGTCTATATAAGGCTCAAAATAAAAAAACATGGAGGTATTAAGGATGAATAAAAAAATGAGAGAGAGCATGGTAAATGCAAATCAAGTAGTAAAGGAGGTGTGTGATAAGTATAATAGTCTAAATAATGGGTATGAGTATACACATCAGGTTTCGAGTGATGGCACTTATGTAATAGGCATTGTACATCCAAGAGAGTATGTAGAATTGTTTAAGGGAGAGTATGATGAGAAAACTAACTATGATAGCGTTTATCATGATTTCTATTTAAATGTGTGCTATGACAAAGGTGTAAAAAGAACTATTTTACCAATGGAGAATATTGTTGCAGATATCTTTGAGAGTATAGAAAAAAACGAACACTCTTACTACAACTTAATAGAGGGTAGAATATGGGGAAATAATGATTTAGATGTTGATCCTAATTCTCTAACAGGATTAAAAATATCTAAGGATAGAACATTTATTTCATTGTTTTTAGAAGATAGTACCGCAGTAATAAATCTTAAAAATGGACAAGTAAATTATTTTAGTAAATTAGATTTAAACCCAAACGAATATACTTATTTAACAATTCATGGATATGAAATTGAATCGGAAAAAGGCGAATTATTATTTAAGGAAAAAGGTCAAGAGCCTTGCATACTTGGAGATATAAAGAATATAGAGTCAATTGAATATGAGCCTAATGACGTACAGTTTATAGTTAATTTTAAGGATGAAAGTGATTCTTTGTACATAAATAGATACGGGGTGGAGATGTAATGGAGTGGATTAAAAAGTTTAATCAAGTAGATAGGGAATTTATAGATTATGCAACAGAAATTGTGATAGAAAATTGCTTGAAATATGAAGATGAATATATGGATTTATTTAACAGAATTGATATAACAATGGCTAGAATGGATGAAGTAGAAAAGGCAATTGAAATAAATGAGAAATACATGAAGGAATATGACAGTATTACAGATGAAATAAAAGGAATAAATGATACTTTTTCAGATTTACTTACTAGAAATTGTGAAGATATTAAGGGGATTAAAAAGCAGTTGAAAATGAATCAGCACGGAAGACTTAAAGAATGTATCGATGTTTTTAAAAGCGATATGATAGGGGCAAATAGAAAGTTTGGCTTGTATAATGCAAAAATGATGTCTAATAGACAAGCTCTTTATATGGGGAGGACGGATAATATTGTATATAGTGGAGGTCAGATATATGCTCTAATATTACTAAATCTAAAAGAGGAATTTAATTCAAAAGTAAACGAGTATAAAACTAAAACTAAAAGATTTATAGGGAAAGAGATAATTAGATTAGAGAAAAGTATAGAGAATAGTAATAAAAAAGAAATAAAAAAGGAAGACAAAAGACAACCACAAAAGATATTTGATTACAGAACAATGTGTAAATTTGCTAATGAATTAGGATATGAAGATATTAGACAGAATGGATCTCATGTAGCGTTTAGACATAAGACAAGTAATAATGTAGTACCTATACCCCAACATACAAGAGATTTTAATAAAGGTTTAATGTATGGACTACAAAAACAATTATATAACAATAGCAAAAATACAAAATTAACAATAATTAATGAGGAGATGTTTAGGTAGTGGAAAATGTAAAGGCAATTGTAAAAGAAGAATTAGAAAGAATGGGGTTTAAGGTAGAAGAAGTTGAGTTTGATGTTGTTACAGGAAGAAATCCAAGGACTAAGGAAGAAATTGTTTTTAATATTATGAGATGGAAAACTGAAGGAGATAGAAGTAGAAGGGTAGGAATAGGATCTAAAGATATAGATGAAATTTTAAAAGATGTAAAAGCAGAATATGAATTTGGAGAATTAGAAAATTATGAACTAGAAGATGAAATTACTTCCTTGGATGATTCTATTAAAGAACTTTTAGAAGATAGCAGCGGTGAATTTGATGAAGAGTTTAAAAAAGATTACGTTGAAGAAAGGGAACATTTACTTAATAAAAATATTAGAAGTGTTTGGGCAAATGGAATAGATAGTATGTTTGTTGGTGAAATATTTATAGATGAAAACAACAAGATAGTGGATAGAATTAGCTATTAGTATAGGAGAAAGATAAGAATGAATGAGAAAAATAAAAAATTATTTGAAAAAATTTTTAGAGCATTAGAAGAGAACGAAAACAATATACTGGAGAAAAACGAGACAGACTACATAGAAGATAAATTTGAGGAAGATGACGTACCATTTTAAAAATAGGATAGTAGAACTGAAAATGTTAGGTAGGAAGGGTGTTAGAATGAAGAGTAAAATGTTAAAGATTGATTATGTTAAAAATGGAGAGTTTACAAAAGAGGTTTCATTACCTGAGAATTTTATGCTAAGAGCATACGAGGTTTATAAGAAAGAACAGTTTAAAAATAGTAAAAGATTAGATGAAATAATAAAAGTTATATTAGATGCAGATAAGGAAATTGCTTTAGATCAATTAATAAATGGAATTACATATAAGGATAATATATATGTTCCGTTAGTTACATCTCCTAGTATGCAAAAGAAAGAAGAAAAAAGTGATAATGGTAATTATAAATTAGAGTATTACTTTATAAAAAAAGATGAGGAAGAATTTAGAACAGTATTTGAAAAATTGGTAAGTGGCAACAAATTAGCACAAAAAGAAGGTAAAGATACATTCTGCTTGGTAAAAGATATTGTTGCCCGTATAGGTTTAACAACATCTAGTGCTTACAAAATTAACTATGCTCCCAACATAGTAATTGTACCAGAAGCCACTTACTTAAAAAAAGATCGTTACACTATTCTAACAGAAAATAAAGAATATAAGCAAGAAAAATTAGAAAGAAAGTTCATATTAAATGATGGTGGAGGACTAATGTCTGATAATATGGCAAACATTATCGCAGAGGATTTAAAGTTGGGGTATACCCCCGACTTTGCTATAATTCGCCGTTATAAAGGACTAGCTATAAAAGGATTCGCATTAAGATTCCCATTTGCAGATTACTTTAAGAAAAATTATAAGGAAGATAACAATAGTTTTAAAAAAGAAAACGGAAATTACTATATTAAAGATATATTTGGAGAATGGAATAATGTAGATGAGATTGATTTATTACTAAACGAAAGTCAAGCGAAATGGATAGGCAATTGGAATTCCATGAAAGAACTGAATAAGGAATATGAAGATGAATTCTATAAGGATTATAGAGATATATTAGATTGCTTGTATGTTACAAAAGTATCTAAAAATATAAAAGATTTAAAGAATTTTTTGAAAGTAAACTATCAACTTTTACAAAATACAAATTTAACTGTAGAAGAGTTAATAGAAATGGCTCAAAAGACTATAGATTACTATAATAGATTGTTGGACTTTAATGATATAGATGCTGTTAGGTTATTTATTGGAGACTTAGCAGAAGAAGTGGACGAAAATAGTGAAGATTATGAATACACAATCAGTACAAAATTACACTTTTTATTAGCTAATTTACAAGAAGATGCCTTGAAAATGAGAAGAATTAAAAGGCAGATAGCTAGATTAATAAAAGAACAATTAAAGCTACTTGCAGGTGGAAAGATGTGTCTAGAAGGTGGATATAAGTATGGTGCTTTAGATCCTATAACTTATTGTAACTATCTTTTAACAGGTGATAGAGGGGATAATGGACTAAAGGAAAACGAATATTATATTGCAGGAGAAGAAGGCAAGAGAGTTATGTACCGTAATCCAATAGCATTATTCCAAGAGTTGCAAAAAGTTGAACTAGTTAAAAATGATACATTAGATAAGTGGTTAAAGGATTATACCCCTGAAATAGTGTTTTTTAATGGATTTGATAATAGGCTATTTCTAATGTCTACAGCAGATTTAGACGGAGATGGATTCGGAGTTGTTAAAAACGATATTTTATATGATTCTATTGTTGAAATAGACAGCCCTTTTATTAATAAAGCAGATGGAGAGAAAGTACCACACTTGTTTACTAGAAAGCAATTATATGAAGATATATTAGCTTCTAGTGGTAACTTAATAGGAGAAATTGCTATAAGCAACGCTAAACTTAATGCTGTATGTACTTCACTAGATAATTGGGTTTTTAAAGAAAAGAAAGCTTATACATGGAATATGTTGGTTGAAAGGTATTGTAAAAATAATGGAATTAATTTATCTGAATTTGAAAAAGAAGAATTAAAAATAAAAAGAGCTGAAATAAAAGCTAATATTAATAAAATGCTAAGCAATAAAGAAAAGTGGAAACAAGTTAAAGAATTTAGTAAAGATAAACAGAAAGAGTTTATAACTCAGCTATTTTTAGCTAACAAAGAAAAATATTTTAGTATATTACTAGCAAGCCAGCTCGCTATAGATATGCCAAAGAGTTTAAAGCCAATTCCTGAATACTTACAAGACGAATTAAAGACTTATAAAATGCTAATGAAACCTGTATTCATGCACCTTTTAGCTAAATGTAGTTGCAAGGGAAAAGGAAAAATAGATGATTGTAAAGATATTCTGCATTGGGGTAAAGAGGGCAATGTAAAAAAGAACAGTAACATGATGGATGGATATTGCTTCTACATAAATAGAAAACTTTTAAGTAAAACATATGATGCTATATCAGGAAATGAAAATGCTTCTAAGTTAGTAAAGGCGATGGATTATAAGGCTGAAGATGGAATAGTTAATGAAGAATTAATAAAAATCTATGAAGATTACAAGAGTATTAGAAACTCTCTATTAAATACTAAAGCAGAAAATGAGGAGCTTGATACTGTAGATTATACAATCATAAAAAGAGTTGATGAACTTAATATATCTGATAATGATGTAGTGGCAACTATTAAGCAGCTTAAACCAACTGTTAGATTTATTGAAGTGTTTTTGTGGAGAACAGTACAAAATAAAATATTAGAAAGAAATAAATCTAATGAGCCTATTGTGGAAAATATATATCAATACAAAAAATGTGATGATGGAGAAATAGATTGGATGTTTTCAAAGTATACAAAAGAAAAATTATTCTCAAATGTACGCATTAAAGATATGTTTTCAGAAACAAAATTTAATCTATCTAAAAAAGTTGATAAGGCAAATACTATTAAATTTACAAATAGAAATGACTTAGAGATAACAGATGAATTATTAATAAAAGTGGAGAAGAATAAAGAATACATTAATTATAATGTTTATAGAAGTGCAGATGGTTTAAAGGTTGGTTATATCTTTAAAGATCATACTGATAAAGTGGTAGATGGACAAGTTATAAAAGTTAAAGAAGTCAATAAAAGCAAGAATTATTTAGAAGTTAGTTTCTAGTAGTGGTTTTGGAGGGATAACTCCCTCCTTACCTTGAATTATTGGAACAGGTTTATTAATAAGAACTTGTTCCAAATTTATGAATGAAAGGATTGATTAGAAATGAATAGAATGATTTTTAATTGGCAACAAGCTTATTTTTATATGGAGAATGGAGTTATGCCAAAAGAAAGGCCACAAATACATAAGAAAACTGGAAAGATATTTTTTGTATTTAATGATACAGAAACGCAACAGTTATATGATAAGTGGTGTACAAGGGTTAGATAAAATTGAATTGAAAGGATTGATGAATTTATGGGTAAAAAGTTAAGATTAAATGAAGCCTTTAAGGAATATGAAAAGAAATTTAAATATAATAGATTAAATATTGTTAATGCTCCACCTTGTTGTGGTAAAACTAGCTTTATCTTAGGTGATTTTTTAGATAAAACTAGTAAATATATAGAGAATCCTATTGAAAGAGATAAACTATCATATGATTTACGATTAAGTAAGATATTATACGTGTGTGATACAACTATGCTAAAAGATTCTGTGTTAAGTGAGAATGATAAAATAACAGCTAGGTTTAGCAAAGGCTCTATTATAGATTCAAAGAAATTTAATGATTTATCTAAGATTTTAAATGCAGAGGATAATGGAGAGATTAAAGTAATGACATATTCCTCTCTTGGCTATTACATTAAAAAAGATAAAAGTATTATTACAGATAATTTTAATATAATAATTTGTGATGAGATTCAAAATCTTTTTAAATATTGTAAAAAACATAATAGATATAAAGATGAAGATGGAAATGAAGTATTTTCTAATGATGGTGAATATGTAAATTTAATTGATGAACTTGACTTTATAACTAAAAGATCACTAGTAATAGGATTAACTGGAACTCCAAAGCCAATAAATGACTTTATGCAACAGTATGGGAAATATGCTGATATATATATGATTTTCTCTAGTAAAGAGCGAAAAAATTTATATACTCATAATTTTGAACCAGATTATACTAATAATACATTTAATATAATAAAGACATTAAATTACTCAAAAATGAAAAAGTTAGGATTTAAAATGTATATTTACACCAAAACAATTAGAAAATCTAAAGAATATAAACAATGGTTTACCAATAACAATATCAAGGCTGAATGGCTGTGTAGTGTAAACAATGGAAAATATAATATTACTGTAGATGAATGGGGAGAAGTAGTTAAAGAGTTTATTCCTACCATGAATGATAGACAATTAGAATTAAGAAAATTATTAACTAAAAAATACAAAGAGGATGAAGAACAGAACATTGATGTTGATGTACTTATAGTTAACGGGGCGTATGAAACAGGATGGAATTTAAAAGATAAGGCGTTTAAAATATGCTTAATAGATGTATCTGATAAAGATGAGCAGTATCAAGCTAGGCATAGAATTAGACAAGATATAGATTATTTATGTTGTTTAGAAACACTTTTTGATGGTGACGGATATATTTATGAAAAAGCTAAATATGGAGAATTAGTAAGAAAAGAAACATATATAGGAAACTCAACTTATAGGAGTGAACGAATATATTTGCCTTGGATGAAAATAATAGATGAGAAATATATAGGTGTTAAGTTAACTAAAGCATTAAAAGATGAAATTATATTTCAATACGGAATTAAAGGATTTACGGATAAGAAGGTTATTTGGAAAACTGTTAAACGAGATTTAATTAATAGTGGTTACATAGTAAAAAGTGATAATAATTCTACTTATATATTTAGAAAAAATGAAGAGTTAAAAAAAGATAGTGTAAAAGAGGTGAGGAGCATGAATAATATAGAGAATTTAAAGAGTTGGATTTTAAATGAATGGGATAAAAAAAGAATTACTGTATCTGATATAATGGATGCTACGGATTTTGGAAGGAAAAGTTTTGACAAGATATTGGAAAATGATGAGTTCAATATGTTTTTAAAAGATAATAGAATTAAAATAGGAACTGTTAAAGGTTTAAGAAAGACTAAATATATGTTTAAATATTAGTACCTTTGAAAAACGATCTAAGCTAGTGATATCAGTGGTTTGAGATGTATTTTTATGTTTCTATTTGTACCGTTTTTAGGGGAAAAGTGGATTTACTATATTACTAATATAAGAAAGTTAAAAAATCCCTTAATTTGGGACAAATAGAATTGAAAAAAAGTGGTTATAAGCTAGTAATACCAATGGCTTGCAGACTTTTAAAGGGTCTAAAGATAAAACAAAGAAAAAATTACAATCTAAATAGATAAATAATGAAAGGCTTTAGTGGAGGTTTACCGACACTTGCCTTTTTTTGTTTGTCTATTTAAACAACCGAATTTATGAGGGCGTTAGTACCTCGTAGAGAAAGGAGTAGTAAGTATGGAAGATTTAAAAGAGTTTAAAGAAAAGTTAATGAAGGTTAAAGGTGACATAAGCAACATCGCATTTGTAGTAAATGGAATGTTAGAAGAAATAGAAAAAATAGAAAGTGGAGAAGTAGATAAAACTTTAGATGCATCTAGGAAAATAATAGAGAATTATATAGATAAGAATGGCAATGTATTAGATAAGAAACACCAAATTGATTTATTTAATAAACTTAGAGCTATAAATAGAGGTAAAATTAGCCTTATTAATTTACTTAAGAAGTTAGATATTAACTATAGCTACCAAGGAGATGGAGACTGGAAGGATATAGTGGTTGGTTAATTGTCTTTAGTTTAAAGGACTCGTAGTTAAAGTAAGAGTGGTTATTAGGATAAAGGACTCTAACTATTAGTTATAATGGTTCACCTAAATGGGGGAATTAATAAATGTGAATAAAATTTTAATATTATGAAGGAATTGGAAAACTTTTGTGGAATATTTAAGTAACTGAGGGAAGTGGTGAAGGTAAGTTAATATTAAATGAAGGGAGTAAAGGGTATGGATAGAATGAATTATGTGAAAAAGTTTATTAAAGAAAATAATAATGGAATAGACCAAAAAATTATTGCAATGTATATTTGTGGTGATTTAAGGTCATACGCAGAAGATAAACGTTGTGTTGAGAAATTAGAGAAAGAAGGATATTTGAAGGTAAATAGTTGCACTATTGATAATATTGGTGTTTCAATAGATGCTATTTATTTGAAAGAATTATAATAAATATAGTGTGGAAATTATTGCTTAATTAAAAACTAAACTTGATTTTATATAAGGATTATCTATTTGGATAGTTCTTTTTATTGCAATAAAATTCAGTTTTTAAAAAGATATAACTAGAACCAATCTCTAGCAAGTCACTAAACCGTTCCTTGCTAGAGTTTGTGGAAAGAAAAAATCTTTTCATTTAATCACCTATTACAAAGGATAAAAATAGATGTTTAATCTGCTTGATTGGATCAATATTCTAATCTCATTCAAAAAGTTCTAAGTTACTTGCTGGTAGCCAATCCAGCCACCTCCTTGCACATTTGCTTAACTTAGTAAGGGCAGTCCATATACAGGTATAAGATAGGTAATTTCCTTTCTGTGGTTAAAACGCCATCGCTCTATTTATTATTTTGGTTTCCCGATTTACCCTAAAGTGCTGAAAAATCGGATTTAAAGAATATTTATAAGATTACATTTAATGGTGTATTGTTATAAGTATTTTATTTTTATATTAGTTTTGTCTTGTGCAACCTTAATATAAACTTATTTTAATATAGTAGTTGCATCTATAAGCGAATAAGTAGAGTTAAGAAGATGAAATTAATGTATTAGTATAATACTTGTTATGAATTTATTAAAATCAATATATTTATTAATTACTTTTTAATTTAATTTTAATTTAATTTCTAAAATATGATTTTTAATAACTTTTTTTGCATAATAAAAAGACTAGAACAAAACTAGTCTAAATTTTTATGATGGGAGGGGGGGTATCCTCCCAACTATTTTTTTTAAAAGCACGATATGAGCTTTCTAATTAGAAGGTTGATGTGGTGCTTTTTTTGTACCTAGAATTTTAATTAAGAGGAGTGTTGAAAGATGGAAGAATCGAGAAAATTTAGAGTTACAAGTGTTAATACTGCTACTTATATTGCTTTGCAAAGTAGTATATTGCCTAGTGTAGAAAAATGCGAAGATGGAAAGGTAGAATTTGTATTTCCTTATAATGTTGCAATAGTTGCAATAAACAGAGAGTACAGAAAGGCTATGAGGGGAGAAGCGTCTCAAATGGTTGACTTAAGAGATTTTATATACCTTAGAAATAATTTAGTAAGCAATAAAAGAGATATTTTAAATGAGGACACACATAAATTTGTTTATGAGGAAAATGAAGATATATTTTCTCATTATCACAAGGTAGGTGAAAGATAATGAGAATAGTTTTAAAAACTTATAATAGAAAGTTTGTTATAAATAATAAAAAAGATATATTAGAAGAATTAGAGATATTATGGATAAAAATAACATTAAGGAAAATGAATTAGTTGGTATTTATTTTTATAAAGAATAAGGAGGTGATAAAATATAATGTTAAATGAACAAAGTATAGAATTTAAAAACCTAAGAATTAAAGAAAATCCATACCTGTTAGGAAATAAAATAATTGAAGGATTATTGAATGGTACTAAGGTGTTTTTTATAGTTAAAAATGATGATTTAGAAAGTGTAATTGAAGAGTATGTTAATGAAATTTATTCCAAAACAGCTTTGAAATCTATTAATGATGGGTTAAAGCTGTAAACTTGTTAAGCGTATTAGGAGGTGATATAATGAAGTTTACAGGTAGACCGCCAAAATTTCAAGATGCTGAAGAAGTAGCAAATACAATTGAAGCTTATTTTAAAGAATGTGATGATAATAATGAACCTTATACAGTAACAGGATTAGCATTGGTATTAGGGATATCCATGAAGAGTTTAAGAGATTACAAGAACTGTGTTGATGATGTTAATATATTAAAACAACTGGATATAGATACGAAACAACAACTTAGTAACATCGTTAAAAGGGCATATTTAATGTGCCAAAATTATAGCGAAAAGAAGATGTTAGATCCTTCTTGTAGTAAGAATCCAGTCAGTTACATATTCTCTTTAAAGAATTTTGGATGGGCAGATAAGCAAGAGGTAGTACAAACTACTAATACTATAGAAGTATCATTAGAGGACTAGTAATTAGAAAGAGCTTACATATAATATATGTAGGTTCTATTGTAGTTACTATATAAATGTAGGGAAATAATTAGGCAGTTCTAATTGATAATTCGTGTTGACCTACACGAAGTAATAAAAAAGAGCCAAAAAGTTTAGTATAATTAAACAAAAATGTACATCTAATTGAGAATATAATAGCTGTGGATAACTAAGGAATGGCTTAGTACCAAGGGTTAGAGTAGTGTGTAAGATTATTTCGTGAAATTGATTATTTAGTGAAGTTTTATATTTTGTGTTTAAAATATAGGGAAATAATTGATTAGATAGGGGGTATATTCTAAATTTTAGGTCTATATATTAGGGTATACCTACAGAAAATATTTTTTCTCATAAAAAGGAACTATATAACATAATGCAGGAAAATAATATATAATGTAGAATTATTTTGCTGAGGTGAAATTATGATTAAAAAAATTAGAAGAATGATTAAAAAAAGTAGAAAAAGGGATAAAGAAAAACAAGAAGATAAAATTGTTAATGAAATCAAAAGACTAAAGAAACTTAGTGAGGAAGAACTAAATAAAGAGAAATATAAATTAATAGCATGTGGTAAAACGAATAGGAATTATAAAAATGTTTTAAGTGGATTTACAATTTTAGTAACAATAATTATATCGTTCATGACTATTGTTCAAGGGATAGATAGTAGTACTACAGTTTCTACAGATGCACATTTAAGATATATGTATGATAAAAAATTCGAATTATATAAATTAGAACATTCAAATGAAGAATATATAGATTATGTAAATGAGCAAATGAAAGAATATAAAGAGGCTCCGGAAAATAATCTAAGTAATGCGTTAAAATTAATTAATAGTAGTTTTCTTCCTATAATTGCATTATATATTTTTATAGGCGTAATTAGTATAAGAACACTAAAGAAAGCTGATAAAGCATCAATTTGTGAAACATTAGTAATATTTATTGATGATGAATTGGAAAGACGTAATAGAATAAATGCAAATGTTGAACTAAAAGAAAGTATTAAAGATGATATATGTAGATTACAAATTAAGTCCATAGAAATTGAGGAAAGCATAAAGTATATAGAAAAAATATCAAAATCAATATCTCGATAGAATTTGAGAACTAGATATAAAATTCTAGTTCTTTTTTTATACCCCAAATTAGACAAAAGGAGGTGGTAGATATAGCTACTACAAAGTTTAAAATATCTAAGAAAATGTTTAATGATGCGTATCTGCCGTACTTAGAGCAGTATAATAAAAGGCACGAAGTGTATTATGGTGGAGGTGGTAGTGGTAAATCTGTTTTTGTCACTCAGAAATTACTTTATAAATACCTTAAATATCCAAACAGAAAATGCTTAGTAATTAGAAAAATAAATAATACCCTAAGAGATTCTGTATTTGCATTATTTAAAAGTACACTATCGGATTGGCAATTGTATGATAAATGTAAGATAAACAAAACAGAATTAACAATAGAACTACCTAATGGTAGTCTTTTTTTGTGCAAAGGATTAGATGACCCTGAAAAGATTAAGTCCATAGCTAATATTGATGATATTTGGATAGAAGAGGCAACAGATATTGATGAATTTGATTACGACCAACTATGTTTAAGACTACGTTCTAAAAATCCATTTAATCAAGTTATTGTGTCATTTAACCCTATATCTAAATCTAATTGGGTTTACAAAAAGTGGTTTGCAGAAGATGCAGATTACAACAAAGATACAACAACAATTTTGCATACAACATATTTAGACAATAGGTTTTTACCACAGGACTACATAAATAATTTGTTGGAGATGAAGAAAACAAACCCAGCATATTATAACATTTATGCTCTTGGAGAGTTTGCTACCTTAGATAAATTAGTATATACAAATTGGGAAGTTAAAGATTTTGACTATATAGAATTGCTAAAAACTAACAAATATTATGCTATTTTTGGATTAGACTGGGGATTCACAAACGATAAAACAGCGATTATAGCGTCCTTAATAAATGAAAAAGATAAAGAAATATATATTTATTGGGAGTATGGACAAACACACATGACAAATGAAGATATTTTTAAAGTATTAGAAGAAAATAGACTAGTTAAAGAGAGATTGGTGTGTGATAGTTCTGAACCCAAAAGTATAGAAGAATTAAAGCGATTAGGTTGTAGAAGAGTTATAGGAGCCAGTAAAGGGCATGATAGTATAAATAATGGTATCCAGCTTATACAACAATATAAAATATATATACATCCTAGTTGTGTACAAGTTCAAGAGGAATTTAAGAACTATACTTGGTTAAAAGACAGAAAAACAAATGAATATATTAATAAACCAATAGATAAATATAACCACTTTATGGATGCATTTAGATATAGTGTCATGGATAAAGTAGGAGGTAAAAATAAGAGTGGAACTTTAAGAATAGGTTCTATTACAGATTTATACAGATAGAAAGGAGAAAAGTAAATGAATGAAAATGCAGTAATTGGATTAGCTAAATTGTGCTATAAAATGTATTCCAGTAAATTAGAGTACTACGATAAAATTAATAAATATTACTATGGAAACACAGATAGTTTAGTTAATTTCAAACCAATGGCAGGTAGAGCAAATTTAAAGCCTAGAACTAATTTTGTTCAAAAATTTGTTGATGAAGAGGCAAGTTATAGCTTTGGAAATAACATTACATATGTATCTAAAGATAATAATAAAGAAGTTATTAAGGATATAGATTATATTTTAAGTGGATACAAGGCTGATTATGATATTAACCTAGGAATGGAGTTAATTAAATACGGAATTTGCTATGAAATTAATTATAGAAAGAATGGTAAGTTTAAAAGTAAGAAGGTAAGTCCTTTAAACGGATATATGTTCGTAGATGAAGATGACGAGCCTGTAATGTTTATTCATGTTTTTAAAAAGCCTTTTAAAGATGATGAGTTTATAGATGTATATACAAACACTACTATTTATCACTTTAACCATAGTTTCAATGAAGTTTCAACTCCAACACCACACTTTTTTGGTATTGTTCCGGTAGGTGTAGGAATGATTGGAGGTAATTCTTATAACGAAGATAGAGGTTATATAGAAGGTGATAAAACTATATATAGAACAATTAAAACTCTACAAGATGCCTTTGAAACTAATTTAGGAGATAGTGCTTCGGAAATATCCGATTTAAGAAATGCAATTTTGAAGATATTTAATATTACATTAGAAGATGAAGTAGATAAAGAAGGTAATCCTATATTAGATGCAAATGGGAATGTAAAAAAGAAAGAGCCTATAATTAGAAATAATCAAATCATGTATTTTAATGGAGAAGGTGATTCAAAGCCTGATGCAGAATGGTTGATAAAAAATGTTAACGATGCATTTATAAGAAATACTAGAAATGATATTAAGGATTTAATGTATGTCTTAACTAATCATATCGATACTAATGAAAAACTACAATCTAATTTAAGTGGAGTAGCTTTACGTAGTAGATTACAAGGGTTAGAAAGTAAGTGTACTTATAATGCAAAAGCTTTTGAGAACTTGCTTAGAACGAGACTAGAATGTATGTTTAAGTATTTAGATATGACTCAAGGAAAGAGGTATGATGTTAACTTAATAGAGGTTAAATTTACCCCTAACGTTCCTATTGATGAGGATAGAATAGCAGATAGAATCTCTAAAATACCTCATGATGTTGTTAGTAACGAAACTAAAAGATCTTGGTTGTCTTCTGTTAGCGTTAATGAGGAAGCTAAAATTGAAGAGGAAGATAAAAAAGCTAAGGATAATATGTTTGATATGGATAATTTCGCCAATAAAGAGGGGTTAGACGATGGAACCGAATAAGTATCAGATTAAATTTACTGATAATAATATAGAAATTAATAAGTTGCTATTTGATATATATGATAGGGATATAAAGAAATTAATGTCTTTACATAAAAAAGATAGAGATAAAATATTGAATGAAGTAGCTAACATAATGCTGAAGTATGAAATTACTGAAAATGTAATGAATTTATCAGATATTGAAAAGATGAAGATAAATAAAGAAATAACTAATTCTATTACATCTACTTTTAAAGAACAAGCAGAAATTGAAAGTAAAGATATTGGTAACTTATTAAATAATATAGCAAAAGATAAATATTATCTAAATAGCTTTAATCTATCTTTAGGATTGGACTTTAATTTAAAAAAGATTGATTCTAAAACACTTAACAGGATTATTAATAAGACTATTAAGGGAAAGAATTATTCTGATAGAATTTGGTCTAATAAAAATAATATAGCTAAAATACTACAAAAAGAAATAAAAGATTTTATAGAAGGCAAAACATCTGTAAATAATATAAGCACTATTCTTAAAGATAGATTTAATCAAAGTGCATATGCAACTAAAAGACTTATAAATAACGAAACAGCTAGGGTAATGGAAGAGAGTAATAGTAAATGGATGAACGATTTAGGAGTTGAATATGTAATGTATATGGGAACATTGGACAACCATACGTGTGATGATTGTGGAGAATATGATGGACAAGTATATAAAAGGGGAGAAGAACCAGTTAAAACTCCTGTGCATGTTGGCTGTAGGTGTACTTATTCAGCAATTCCTAATCCAAATTGGAAACCTAATAAAAGAATGGACAATGAAACTAAAGAAATTATAAGTTGGAATTCTTATAATGATTGGAAAAAAGAACAAGGCTTATAGAAGTATAGGTTTTTATTGTATTTAAAATTAATTAATGGATAGGTTAAAGCATGAGTAGGGTATGTTCCTACCAGCCTATCCTTTTTATTATGTAAAAAATAGTAGAAAGGATAGATTTATATAAATGAGTAGTAAAGTTAATTATGAAAATGAAATATGGCGAGACATAGAAGGGTATGAAGATTTATACCGAGTGAGTAATTGTGGGAGAATTATGAGTTTACCTAAAATAAAAGGTGTAGGGTATTATACAAAAGAAATAATATTAAAACCTAAAATTAATAAGGTTACTGGGTATTTACAAGTCAACTTGTATAAAAATAAGAAACGAAAAACTCATAACATCCATAAATTAGTTGCTATGACTTTTATTCCAAACCCACAAAATAAACCATTTATAGACCATAGTAATACTATAAAAACAGATAATAGAGTAGAAAATTTAAGATGGGTTACTAGAAAAGAAAATCAGAATAATGAATTAACTAGAAAACATTTAAGTGAATGTAATAAGGGTAAAAAATTATCAGAGGAAACCAAAAATAAAATCAGTAATGCACTAATTGGAAATGATTATAGTAGCAAAAAAATAATTTGTACCACTACCTTTATGGTATTTAATAGTGTAAAAGAGGGGGCAAATTATTATGGAATAAGATATCCGGAAATTATATCTAGATGTTGTTTACGTAGAAAATATAGTAAAAGTGCTGGAAAATTACAAGATGGTACACCTTTAAGGTGGATGTATTATGATGAGTGGTTACAAACTAAAAATGTAGCTTAATAAATAAAAATAAATATGTGCTAGTCTAAGGGTTAGCGTGTGAAAGGAATGATACATATGGATATTGAAGAAATAAAAAAATATTTAAACGATAATAGTGAAACAGAGGAAGTAAAAGAATTTATGGAATCAATGAAACCTCAAATTAATAGAGAGTCTGTGGAAGCGTGGACTAAAGAAGGAGAGGGTAGGAGTTGGTTGGATAGAATTTGTGATATATATAGTAGTAAAGCTATTGAAACAGCTAAAAGTAATGCAATAGCCAAATTTAAAGAAAATGATATGCAAAAACTTATAGATGAAGCTGTTAAAGCAAAATCAAATGAGGGAAAAACTCCTGAACAAATAAAACTTGAAGAATTAGAAACTAAATTAGCAGAAATGGAAAAAGAAAAAACTATAGCTACTAATAAAGCTAATTATTCTAAGGTTTTAACAGAAAAGGGGTTACCTGTAGATTTGTTAGATTTTATTTATGCCGATGAAGAAGAAGTATTTAATGGAAATATAGAAAAAATAAACACTATATTGCAAAGTGCTGTCACTTCTAGCACAAATGAAATTTTAAATAAAAATGAATATATTCCTCCTACTTCTGGCGGAGGGGTAGCACTAACTGGTGTTGAAAAAGCATTCTATGAAATGAATGGAGATTTAGCACCACAATAATGAAGATTAGTTTGAAATGATATATAACTAGTCTTTTTTTTTATGCCCTTTTTTAGTGGGTGACTTATAGGGGGTAAAGAATAAAATCCTAAAAATAAATATTATAAGAAAAGGAGCGTGTTTTTTTATGGCACATACACAACAAGAAAGATATTCAAATTTAGTATTAGCAAAATTAAGAAAGGAATTAGTTACTAGAGATAATTTAATTTTTAATAATTCCTATGAAGGTGATCCAAAGGCAGGTAAAGTTAAGATTCCTGTAAGAGGGGAAGTAAATGTAAAAGATTATGACAAAGCAAATGGTCTTAAGGGAGAAACGAGGTCTACTACATATAAGGATTTATTAATAGATAAGGACAAGGCAGTGAATGAAATTATAGACGGTTTCGATGCACAAGCGGTACCTGATGGAATTGTGGCTGATAGATTAGATAGTGCTGGATATGGCTTATCTTTACAAGTAGATAAGGACTCTATAAATGCTTTAGAAAAGAAGGGAACAGTATTAGATACTAAGACAGCTTTAACAAAATCTAATGCTTATTCTACTATTTTAGATATGTTTGCTAAGATGACTAGAGCAGGTGTACCAACAAAGGGTAGATGGCTAATAGTATCTCCTGAAACAAAGGCTTTAATTTTAAAAGATCCTGAATTTATAAAGCAAGGAGATATTTCTCAAAAATTAGTTGAGCAAGGTGCTTTTGGTATGATTGGTGGATTTGCTTGTTTTGAATCAGCGAACATGATGTTTGAAAATACAGAAGAGGTAGGTTCTAAAAAGACTACAACAGAATTAATCGCAGGACATCCACTTTTTGCTTCTAGAGTTATGGAATTCTCTGTACCAGTTCACTTACAAGATTTAGCTGGAAGTGGTAACTTTATTGGGGCATCTGCTGTACAAGGTAGACTTGTTTATGGTGTAGATGTAACAAAACCTGAAGCTGTGCTTGTAAAGAGAAAAGAAGAAAATGTAGGCTAATTTTTAATGGATAGGATAGGATAATCTCCTTCCTGTCCTATTTTTATAAAAAGGAGATGATATATATGTATAGTGAAAATGAGTTAAAAGAGATAGCAATTATATCTATACAAAATTATTTAAATAATTCTAAATACACAAAAGAGTATATAGAGAATAACTTTACAATTGCAATTAAAATAATAATAAATAACTTAAAAGCTAATTATGAAGTTTGTGGTGGAATTAGCAATGTATCTTCTATTTCTCAAGGTAATCAGTCTATTAGCTTTAATACTAATATTAAAAATATAGTTATTACTGAAGATGTTAAAGCAGTATTGCCTAGACCTATTAATTTTATGACTTGGTAGGTGGGAAAATGGTTTTCTTTAAAAATGCAGATATGCAAAAAGTAATTAAAAGTAAAATAAAAGATGATACAGGTAAAATAGTTACAACTTTTTTATTAGATGAAACTATATACAGAGTAAGTTTACAGCCAATAAGCGAGAAAGAAAGAACTTATACATGGGGGCAAAGTATAAAATCTAAAAAGCAAATATTTTGTGATGAAAGTTTAAATGTTAATGATTTAATATATTGCAAAGGAAAAGTTTATGAAATAGAGGATAGCTTATATAATTGCTATGCTATCCAAGAAAGTGATGTGAAAATAAATGAAGATAATAAATAATTGTAGCCAAACAGCTAATGAAATTGAAAAAGCTATAGAAAGAGCTTTAAAAGAAATAGGCATAGGTGGTACATCTAATTTACAAGCTAATACTCCTGTCCAAACAGGTAACTTAAGAAGATCATTAACATTTAAAGAAGCGAAGAGGGATAAATGTTATTCTATTTTATTTGGTTCGTCTTTAGATTATGCACCGTATACCACTTTAAGACCTAATATTAGCACACATGGTTGGTTTCAAAATTCAATAAGAGATTATAGTAATAATGCTATAGATATAATATCAAGGCATTTAAAGGAGGTTGGCAGATAGTGGAGTTTAGTATTCTACAAAAAGAAATATATAAATTATTAAAACCATATGATCCTTTTTTTAGCCATTTACCTTCTAAAGATGAAAATGATAAAGAATTAGATTTTAACAATATCTATACTGTATATAAATTTACCAATATAGCCGATGAAGTATATAAAAAAGAAGTTAATTTAGAGATACAGATAATAAGCAAATTAGAAAATGAAACACCTGTTTTGAAACAAGCAGTTGATATAGATAAAGTTATAAATAAGGTTTATTTAGAGCCTTGTAATTGTAGGATAGTTAGAGAAAATTCTTATTTTATTCCAATAAATGATTTTGAGGATAAGAAACACTATACTACGTTAAATTACATAATAAATTATTATTAGGAAGGAAGGATATAAATGGAAACAAATAATATAAATATTGTTGTAGATGATGCTGTTTTATATTGGGGAGATTTTGGAGACCTAAGTGGAACTGGCATGGATAATATATTAGAAACTATAAAGGGAAAAGAATTAGGAGTTGCAAAGGGTTCTTTAAAATTTGAAGCAAAGCCTGAAATTAGAAATATAGAACATGCAGGTAGCCTTGAAAGGGATCAAGTAAATTGGCAAAGGATTATTAAGTGGGACGTAACAGCAGAAACAACTATACTTGATTTTAACGAAAATGTATTAAATGCAAGTTTAATAGAAAAGACAGAAAGTGCTAGTACAGAATTTGATGTTTATGCTCCAATAAAAGATTTTAAATCTACAAATTATAAAGACTTAATAGTTGTAGGTAAAAAGCATAATTCGGAAAAACCTGTTATAGTCCATGTATTTAACTCTTATAATCCAGAAGGTGTAAGATTTGAATGCAAGGACAAAGATGAAGCAGGTATATCTATGAAATTTAAGGGATGCTATAAAACTGACAAACATCCGTTTGAGATAGCATTTCCAAAGGTAGCTTAAGGGGTTAGAGAAATCTAATCTCTTTTATTATATTTAAAAGAAAGAAGAGGTATTAAAATGTTAAATGAAGATAAGAGCTTAAAAATTACTACAGATGAGGCTATAGATTTATTAGGATTATTAAATAAGTTATCTTTAAAAGATATATTAGTTAATTATATAAAAACAGATTCAAAATTAGAAAATAGTAAAAGCAGTGAGTATAGAAAACTACAAAATCTTTTAATAGATAGAATTGGAGATACAGAAAAGTATTTAGCACTTTCAGATGCTGAAAAGTCTTTAATGGCGGATAAAATATTAGAAGAACATAATGATATAGCTGAAAAACTAAATAATATAAAAGAAGAAAAAGACACTTTAGACAGTGAATTTGGATTAGATTTTGTGCTAAGAATACCTAGTGCTAAAAAGGAAGTATATAGGGTATTGGCTAAGATATTTGAAACAGATGCAAAGAAAATTGAAGAGCAAGATGTTGCTGAAACTGCTGAAATGATTAAAGGCATTATTCAAAGTCCAACTTTCCAAGGTTTTTTCAAATTAGCAACCAACTTGAAGAAGTAGGAACTAGTTTAATAGGAATACTAATTAAAAGTGGTTGCATGTCTTATATAAAAGATATAGAGTTAGGACAATCTTTATATATAATCGGAGAGGTTATAAAAGAATATAACGATAGTAGAATATTTCAAAAGTATTGTTTTGATAACTTACTTCTTCAAGTTGTTGGAGAAAATCTATCTTATAAAGAATACAAAGAAAAGATAAGATTAGAAAATACACTTAATAGTGAAAATAATACAGCTATAAAAGAAGAGGATATTAAAAATAGAAAAGATAACGCAAGTAAACTTTTAGCATCATTTCTTAATGAAAAAAAGTAGAATTGGAGGTGAGATTAAATGAGTGAAGTTTTTAAATTACAAGGAAGTATAGAACTAGATAGTAAAGAGGTTTTAGACGGATTAAAGAAAGTAGATCAGGGCGTTAAACAAACTGGTGAAAATATGAAAAAAACAGAAGGTGGAGGTAAAAGTTTTGCTAACGCTTTAAAAGGCGTAGGGTTAACAATTGCTTCTACTTTTTCTTTGGGCAAAATAAAATCTTTTGCAGAGGAATGTGTGGCTGGTGCTAATGTTCAAATCATGGCAGAAACGAAGTTGCAGAATAATTTAATGGCTACTGGAAAAGCTACTCAGGCTAATGTCGAAGACTTAAAGAAGTATGCTAGTCAACTTCAGAAAGTAGGTGTAATTGGAGACGAGGTAGGTATGGCAGGAATGTCTCAATTAGCTACTTTTAACTTGACCTCGGATTCTATTAAAACTTTAAGTGATGGTATGTATAATCTTGCAGTAAACCAAAAGGGTGTTAATGCTACTCAGGAAGATATGATGGGGTATGCGAACATGATTGGTAAAGCTATGCAGGGACAAGCAACTGCATTAACAAGAGTTGGTGTAACAATGGACGAACACCAAAAGAAAATAATAGAAACTGGAACTGAGCAACAAAGGGCAAGTGTTATAGCAGATGTATTAAAAGCAAATTATGGTGATTTAAATAAAGAAATTGCTAATACACCTCAAGGGAAACAAACACAACTCATAAATGATTTAGGAGATTTAAAAGAAGTAGCAGGGACTTTGTTATTGCCTATTATTAGTAAATTAGTAGGATGGATTCAACAGCTTGTAAATTGGTTCAATAATCTAAGTCCAACAACTCAAAAAGTTGTTCTTGTTACAGGAGGATTGGTTGCATTATTACCATCTTTAATAGGAATGTTAACGGGAGTAGCTACTATTGCTGGTGCCTGTGGTGTATCGATTGGAACTATAATGGGTCCCGCTCTTGCCGTAATAGCAGTAGTTGCAGGTTTAGTTACAGCAGGTATAGCACTGTATAAAAATTGGGACACAGTAAAAGAAAAAGCGTCTGAAATATTTGGGAAAATAAAAGATATAATCGGTGGTGCAATAGATAAAATAAAAGGATTTTTTAAATTCGATTGGGAATTTCCTAAACTAAAAATGCCACATTTTAAACTAGAAGGTGAATTTAGTTTAATGCCACCAAGTGTTCCACGGCTAGGGGTTGATTGGTATTCTTCAGGTGCTATCTTTAACAAGAGAACAATATTGCCAGGTGGAATAGGTGTTGGAGATGCAAATAAAGGACAAGGAAATAATAGTGAAGCTATAATACCATTAGATATTCTTTGGGATAAGATGGATGCAATAGCTAATAGACCTATATTAGTTTATATATCTGCAGATGAATTTGTTAATAAAACAGCTTACAAGATGAAAGACAGACTAGATAAATTGGAAGTAAGACGCGTTGATTATCAGTACTAAAGGAGGGATAGAAGATGTTTTTTGATAATGGTATACCTGTAAACAACGAAGAATATAGTTTTATATTTAATAATAGCAATTCACTAAGATTTGATTTAGTTTTAGCAGAATATCCTTCTATTCCTAGGATTCGGGAGGATGTAGAGTATATATCTATAGAAGGTAAAAGCGAATCTTACCAAAAAAAGAAAGGTACATATAAAAGAGATAATATATCTTTAAAAGTAAGATTGTTAGATATTAATGCTATGTGGGATTATGTTGAATCTATTGAAGAATGGTTACTTGGTAGAATAAATAGTAATAAACTTTATATAGATAGAAGAGATAAATATTTTGTAGTTAGAGAGGTACAAATAGGGAATATAGTTAAAGAAATAAAAATGTATGGAGAATTTACAATTACTTTTGTTGTTGAGCCTTTTATGTATGAGGATGGGATAGAAACAGTTCCAACAATACGTGATAATTTGGAGCATACAACTCTAGTTCAAGGAGACTTTAAAGTTGAACCTACTGTAGAGATTATAGGAGGTAGTGGAGATATCACAATAACTATAAATGATAAAACTACTACTATAGAAGATGTAAATGGAGATATATTAATAGATAGGTTTATTTGCCTAGATAAAACTAACAACAAAGATAAAAGCGTAGATGTACAAGGCTCATATCCTATATTGGATAAGGGAGTAAATACAATTAAATGCGAAGGTACTTTTGAAAATGTAATAATAAAATTCAAGAACAAATACAGGTAGGACTAACTCTTGCCTGTATTTTCTTTATATAGAAAGGAGGTAAGAGGATGAAGTTCTCTTATAATAGTAAAAGTTTTACACTATTCCATGACGATAACTATGTTGAAATAGAGGAGTGTAAAAATCTAAATGGATTTGAAAAAGTTGAAACAGATGAATATATAAGAACAAAAGTAACTTTAGTTAACAAAGATAGAAGAGGGAATATAGTACCATTTGTTAGTTCTCAATTAGATAAATTAGATAAAAGTATATTTAAAAATGGATATAAAACAATGGTATTATTAGGCGACTGCTATAATTATCAATGCTTTTTTATAAAAGATAAATTAGAGTGGTTTAAGGGATATAATACAGGAAAAATAAACGTTATTATGCAAATAAAAAAGATAAAACATAGTAATACTTATTGTCTAAATAAAGTTGTAAAAAATGAAGAACGCGTTTATGAAATTAATAATAATGGAGAGTTTCCTTTATATCCATCGGTATGTATAGAAAATAGAGGGGCTACATACATAGAAATAACTAATGCAAAGACTAATAAAAAGTTAAAAATTAATTTAGAAAATAATGATGAGTTTGAAATAGATTTTAAAAAGCAAATACTACATAACAAATGGGTAGGAGATATTAATAGAACTGTTACTGGGGAATATTTTAATGTTCCTGTTGGTATTAATGCTATTAAATTTAAAACCGATGGAAGAGTTAATATTTGTATTGCTTACAATAAACTATATAACTTAGTAAAGGAAGTGGTGTAGATGAATGAAGTTATTATAAGTGTATTTCCTCCACAAACGCCTAAGAGTAAGGTATTAAATAACAATGGTATTGTGCTTAATGATATTCAAGTTGAAGGTATATTTAAGAATAAAGAGTATACTTGGGAAGGTAGCTTTATTATAGATGAAGAGGGACTTTATAAGAATATAGAAAGAAACTGTATACTTAAAATAAAAGTACATTATGGATATGAGATTTTTAGAATTGAAAATACAGTTAAAGATTTAAATTACCTTAGAGTATTTGCTAGGCAGATAACTATATCAGATACTTTAGATATTTATTTAAGGGATGTAAGACCGGAAAACAAGAGTGCTTTAAGTGCTCTACAATACATTAAGGAAAACTCTGTAGAGTATGGAGAAGATAGACAATATGCAAAAGACATTGAGTTTTATTCTGATTTAGGATCTGTATCTACGGCGTATTATCAAGGAATGTCATTATATCAAGCCTTACATGATTGTGACCAGTCCTTTCAAAACAGATGGGGTGGAGAGGTACAAAGAGAAGGATATAGAGTTTCTTTACTGCAAAGAGAAGGTAAAGACAGAGGCTATGAGATAAGAAGTAGAAAGAATCTACAAGGCTTTGAGGAAGATATTAATTTAGATAATGTTTTTACTAGACTAGATGTAAGAGGGTTCGATACTCTTAAACTGCCTTATTTTATTGATAGTGAATACCTAGAAAGTTATGACGGTAAGATATTAACTAAAAGTTTAAAGTATGAAAATGTAAAACTTAATGGAGAAAATATAGTCGCTGATGAAGGTGATATTATATGCGAAACTGAAGAAGAAGCATATGCTAAACTAGCAGAATTAGCAGAAAAAGAATTTACAGAAAACCATATAGACCAGTTAAAAGCTACTTATAATATTAACTTTGTTCTCATAGGCGATACAGAAGAATATAAGGATATAAAGGGTTTAATAGAGATAGTTCGTAAGGGTGATACGGTTCACGTATACGAAGAGAAATATGGCATTAAAATAGCTGTTAGGGTTGTGGATATTGAATTTAATACAGTAAAACAGGAAATTACAAACACTATATTATCCAATAATCCTATTCAAGTTAGTAAGGTTAGTATATCAGAAATACTAAAAAAATTAGATGCAATTCCTTCATCTAGCTCATACTTAACACAAGCTAAAGAGTTGGCAGGAAATATGATTAACACATTAGGTAAAGACGGGTATTTTGTATATGATAAAAATGGGTGGGCTATTATGGACACACCTGATAAAAATACAGCAACTAAAGGGTGGAAAGCTACTTTGGGGGGAATAGGATATTTTAAGGATGGATTTAATAGTAATCCTGATATAGCTATGACTATGGATGGCACAATTGTAGCTGATTTTATTAGAACTGGTGTATTATCAGCAATATTAATACAAAGTGATAATGGGGCAACAACATTAGACTTAAATAGTGGAGTATTTAAATCTAAACAGTCAGATGGAAGCGAGGTAGTTATAAGTCCAACTGAAGGATTTTATAATAAATTTGGTGATAGTAAAAGAGAATACTATCATTTGAATTACTATGATATAAAGAATGTAACAGTAAGTGATACTGGTACTTGGAGTTTAAATATTACTTTACCGAATGAATTTAAAGGTAAAAAGTTTGTAGCAGATTGCAACTATAAGGAAATTCTTTCTACATATCCACTTACCTTATTTGGAAATCAAAGAATTTATCAAGAAGTCGATTATACTAATGGAATTATAAAATTAAGTGGTACTGTATTTCCGTTATGCGTTGAATTTTATACAAGTGGAAGTCAGACGTACTTGATGCAACATAAGGATAGTAAAACTATTACTGTGAAAATATCTATAAATGTTATTGCATAAAATCTTAAACAAAGGAGGTATCTGTATGAATCAATTTGTAAATAGATTAACAGCACTAATAAGCGTAAAAAAGATAATAGCTATTTTAGTTATTAGTGTATATTGTGGATTAGCAATAAGAGGTACTATTTCAGCAGAACAGTTTAGCACTGTGGGCGTAATGATAGTATCTTTTTATTTTGGACAATCTACAGTAAAACAAACATTAAAAGAAAAGGAGGACTAAAGATAAATGGATATAAATAACTTGGGACAATTAGTAACAAATTTAGGATTCCCAATAGCTTTAGTATTATTATTGCTATGGTTCTTTTATAAAAAGGTTTGGGGATTAATCGTAGAACAGATGAATAGAATAACTAAAGTCAATGAAGAATTAGTAAAGACTAATAGAGAATTATGTTCTAGCATGAATATAAAATTAGGAATTATAGAAGATAAGGTAGATAAAATAGCAAATGAACTAGATACATAAGTGGCGGGTACAATTTTGTACTCGTCTTTTTATTTATAAAGGAGGTTTTTAATATATGGCAATAAAACATGGATTATGTAAAAAGACAAAGTTATATGGTATATGGGTTATGATGAAACAACGTTGCTATAATCCTAACAATAAAGATTATTATAATTATGGAGCTAGAGGAGTAAAGGTGTGCGATGTATGGAGAAATAATTATTTAGAGTTTCATAATTGGGCATATGCTAATGGATATAGTCAAGGGTTAAGTATAGATAGAATAGATTCAAATGGTGACTATGAACCTTCAAATTGTAGGTGGGCAACAGATTATCAACAAGCCAATAATAAAAGAAATACTATTCATATATTATTCCGTGGAAAAGATATGACATTGTCAGAATTAAGTGAGTTAACAGGAATTTCAAGAAGTACAATTGAAATGAGATATGGAAGAGGAGATAGAGGAGATAGATTAGGTAGACCATTAAGAAAAAGAATATCTTGATAATTAGTAAATATAGTTATATAATAATAGCAATAAATATTATGTAATGACACCAACTAATTATCAGGTTTTTTGTTACATAATTTAAGTATATTTGATAAAAGTTTATTGATATGAAAATGTGGTTAGAAGCTAATGAAATCAGTATGTTTACTACAATTAGTCAACAAAATAACCACTTTACCAATTCGGAATTTATAGCAATTATAGCTGATAAATTAAGACTTAAAAATAAGGTATCTTAGGGTTATTTTATTAGCTTTGGAGCATGTAAGCTTTACAAAGTATAGCCAACAAATATAAAGTTATATCTATAAATATTTATATGATTAATAAAGACATCAACTAATCAGTTGTTAAAAACTGATTAGTTGATGTCTTTTTTAACTAAAAACTTTAAGAAAATCCTAAGATATTGCTAAGATTAATATAAGTTTCCATAAATTAATAATAAGAACTTATTGATAAATTTAAATAGTACTTAATTTGTTGGAGGTTTATATGAAAAAAAATAAATATATGATATTAATTACGCTAGCAATAATAATTATTATGATAGCTTATACAGCTATAAAAAGACCTGATATTAAATATGGAATTATGACTTTATTTGATAAAAGAGAAAGTATTACACTAGAAGAACTTGATATTGTAACACAGAAGGTAGATATATCAGATATAGAGGAAGGAAAATATAATAATATAAAATATACCAACAATATGTGGCTTGTAAATAATGATAATAAGCTAGATTATAACGATAATTTGAATTTGGTAGAATTTAGAGATACAGATCTTTTTGTAAATAGAGAGGTGGTAGAGCCATTAGAATCCTTACTTAAGGATTCAAAAGAGTATACTGAGGACAAGCTTTTAATTATGTCTACTTATAGAGATAAGAGAGAACAAGAAGATTTATATAAGGAGGATAGTTCTCTTGCTGCAAAGGTTGGATATAGTGAGCATGAGATTGGACTGGCTTTAGATTTATATGTACATACACTAGCACAAAAGAACTTTATAAAATCACAAGTAGGTAAGTGGGTTAATAGTAATGCTTACAAATATGGTTTTATAATAAGGTATCCTTTTTTAGGAAAGAGCAAGACAGGTTTTAATTATGAACCTTGGCATATAAGGTATGTTGGATTACCTCATTCTAATATTATTTATAATAATAGACTAACTCTAGAAGAATATTACCATCTTTATGAAAAAGATAAGTTCTATAAATATGGTGAATATATAATTTCATATCAATCTTCTCATAATAATTCTTTAGATATTCCAAAAGAGTACAAAACCATAGAGATATCTAAGGATAATAGAGGGGGATACATAATAACTTCAAAAATAAAATAAAAATTTAGAAGAAATATATCACATATTATGTGAATTATACATAATATAAACTATAATTAAATTTTGTTTTTGGAGGATATCAGAATGTATAAAGAAGATTATGAATATAACAATAAACCTGAAGATAAATGTGAAGAAAAGTGTGAAGTTAAAGTAAAAGAGGGCACTACAAAGTGCTATGATAAAGAATATGAAGTTTGTGGTAAGAAGGAAACTATCGTTAACAAGCATTATCATAACAACCATTTTACTAGATTCAATGATATTATGGTAACTGATTGTCACTTTGTTAAGAATTATGTTGAGGACTGTAATAGAGTTCATCATAAGGTAGAAACAATAGATTTAGGAACTAAGTATTTAGGATGTTCTACTATTGAAGAAAAGAAATGTGAATGGAAAGAACCTAAGTGTCATGAACCAAAGTGTGAAGAATACAAGAAAGAATGCAAAAAAGAATGTAAAAAAGAATGTAAAAAATATATCGATGTATCTGAATGGGAAAAGAAAGATGAAGATTGTGGTCATAACTACTGGTGTGATTGCAAAGAAGAGAAGAACGAAAAAGATTACGACTGTTGGTACTAAACAGAAGGATTATTTTGTAGAGGAGAATATTTTCTCCTTTTCTATGAAAATTAAATAACTATAGGTATATGCTCAATTTAATTCTTTGAATTAATTTGAGCTTAATTTATATAAGGAAGGAAATTTCTATGAATTATGAAGAATTGAAGAAAGAGGATGAAAAAGAGGATTTCTATATAGATATTCAAGGAGAAAAGAAGAATATAAGGGTTAATCATTACCACAATAGATACTATATAAACAATAATGATATTTTTATTACTGATTATGTAGATGCATGTGGGAAAATAAAGTATAGAGATATCAAGGTGAAAAAGAATGGCTGCACGCTTTATAAAGAAGAGTATATAGTAAGCAAAATAGAAGTTGAATAA